TGATTGAAGGACTGTACTCTGAAGTAGACACATTGTACTCACTTTGATTGTAATAAGCCGTCTTACTACCAGAGTTAATCTCAACAATCTGTTTAGTATATGCTTGGCTGTAGTCATAGCCCCAGTTTACAACTGCCTGTGCTCCCTGACCACCAATAAACGTAACGATAATTTCTTTCAGTATTTTAAGTCTTGAGCTGTCCCCAAATGAAAGTGGGTTACTAAAGTAGCTCATGTCGTAGGACAAGCCATAGTCTTGATAGTTACTGTAAGTGGCAATACCATTGGTATTCCCTACGTACAACAAGCCGTCCTGAGTCCTCTCAAGGGCTCTTATAGTTGTGTCTGACCATGTAGTAACCCTATGCGCTCCGTCTTCCAGAGCAGTCCTCATATCAAAGCAGTAGACGTACTTAGAGTCACTAAAGGACAGTAAGTAGAATGCTTCCTCTGGGCTGTATATGGAGCGTAAGGGGCTATTGACTTGTTGTGCGTTTATGTATAATAAATCATTACGAACATTCTTACTAATGTCCCTAACGGGCATTGACTTTTCTTGAATAGTTCTGCCAAAGCTACGTAAGCCTTCGTTGGACATAAAAAGTAAATCAGTACCTGTGGGTTGTACAGTGTCTCTACCAATACAACCTACGTTGGCTATAGTGTCAGCCAAAGACATTGTAGTAGGGTCACTAGCTCCTTGATAAACAACAATGGAGTTTTTACCAAAGATGATTAAAAAACCGTTGTGAGCTGCTAAAGCTACAATTTCGTCAAGACCATTAGGCCATACTTTAGAAATGTCAATGGAGCCAGTAGAACCTCCAGACCAGCCTGAGCCATTTAGTAAGTCAGACCAGTAAATTGTAGACTTATCCGTTGAAAAATCAGCTACCCAGAGTCTGCCAAAGGCTGCTAAGACTTCGTTACCTTGAGGTGGAGTACCTGTAGCATGAGCGTGTGAAGACATTGTTTCTACAACGCCAGTATGAGCAGAGTAAATTAAAGGTTCATACCCAAGTTGAAACATATACAGATGGTCGTTAAAGTTTACCATCTTCCAGTTATTAGTTGTAATTGTGTAAGCTGCTGGGGTTGCGTCAGTAAGTGTAGTAGTGCCTGTAAATATCTTATTGTTACCCGCAGATATAACTACATTAGCCCCTACAGGATCTATGTACTCTTTAATAACTTCAATGCCATTACTGCCGTCTATAGGCGTTGTGCTAGTGGTGACAGCAGTAAAGCCTTTACGAGAGCCTATACGCCCGTACTGGTCAATAATACAGTTATCCGCAATGGACGCAAAGGAAGCATCCAAACTAAGCGGAGAGTCCTGTGTGTTTAAACCTCTAAACGCAGGGGCTGCAATCGTTATGTTTTGTCTGTCCTGAGCCATTGCTTAGACCGCCCTGTAGATAGTTTCTTCTGGGTGTTTGTATGCGTCCAAAGCAATTGCGTCTGACATATAGCTCTGAGCAAATGCTAACATTTCTCCTGCGGATCTACCGCCAGTTTCCCCACGCTCTCTGGAAGCCAAAGCCAACGCCAAGTGCAGTACGGGCATGTGTGGGATTTGAAGCTTATCAGTGTCATTAATTAAGTCAGGGTTACGTTGGACACAGTTTACTCGGATAGTATAAACAGCGTTAGGAATAGGATAAAGATCAACCTGAGTGTCCCCATTGTTATCTACACCATTAAAGTTGTAGAACGTAGGGCTTGACTTAGGGGGTGTTTCATTTAAGAAGGCATTGTCCATCCAATGCGTGTCTTTGTAAGTCATAAACCAGTTGGACGTATCATTGATAACGTCAATAATCTTAATCCTATTACCACTGCCTGTAAGTACGTAGTTAAAAATGTCTTCCGTTGTAGTAATAGTAAGAGTTGTTCGCAACGCAGACCAATCCCAAGCATCCTCAACAGTCCTCTTAGCGTCATTAATAAGATCACCGATAAGTAAAGAATAAGGGTTTTGATTAACGGAGCCTACTTGATCTTCTCTGAGTCTTCTTAGGACTCCGTTTACTAATTCTAAATATGTCATTTCAAATTCCTAAGAGGATTGTAGTCTATAAAATCAAATAAAGTTGGAGTTAGAAGTTGTGTGTTGTACTCTAGAGGCTTATAGTTAGGTTGAAAAATATCAGTAGGAGAACCTTCTCTACCACCAAATAAACCTGTACCGCCTAAGCCACTACCGCTACCCTCACCATCGCCAGAACCGTCCCCGTCACCATCGCCATCCCCTTCTCCAGTACCTGTACCTGTCCCAGTGCCATCACCGTCTCCAGACCCCTCTCCGTCTCCAGAGCCACCACCGTCTCCTGTGCCAGTATCAGTGCCATCGCCAGCTTCTCCACCGTCACCAGTATCTACACCGTCTCCGTCTACAGCACCTCCAGAAGCAGTTTCCCCGCCGCTTACTGCTGGGTTTGTAGGGTCAGGATCGTTTTGATCTATACTGCCATCATTATCATCATCAATGTCTTGATTGTCATCAATACCGTCACCATCGGAATCTACGGTTGATTGATTAGGGTCTACTACTTCTGTAGTATCTGTAGTACTGGTTGAAGCACCGCCTGTAGTGTCTATATCGGCAGGAACTGTAGAGTCTGATTTAGTAGCTTCTTCAATAATAATGTCTAAAGAATCTGAAGCATTACCCCCCAGTATGTCAACCACGCTTACTTCTTCAGCAGCATCTTCTTCGCCTTCTGCGGGTAGTCCTTCATTTACTGTTTCTTCACTAATAACTTCCCCATGTTCCCCGTAAACACCGTCTTCCGTAGGAAGAAATATAGGATGTGGAGGGCTAGGATCGTCATCAAAGCGACCACGCCAAATTCGCCAACCGTCAGGCCAATTGTAAATATAAACAACACCGTCTTCAACTTTCCAAAAAGGGTAAGGCGATGATGTGGCTTCTCGGTCTAGTTCTCCTTCGTTTGTTGTTTCACCCCCAGTAGCCTCAGAACCCCCAGTAGCCTCAGAACCCCCAGTAGCATCAGTACCTCCAGCAGTAGCAGGAGTGCCAGCCCCAGCGGTACTAGCGCCTCCGCTTTCAGCGCCACCCCCGCCACCGTCAGCAGCACTACTACTGTCGTCAACAGTTTCTTCAGTGACTGTTTCTGGTTGTGTAAGATCTGGAGCTTCTACTTGTACCTCTACAGTATCATCAACTTCACCAACTTCCACAGGCATTTCGTCTATCACTACTTCGTCAACTACAGTTTCTGGTACTAAATCCTCCGCCCCAAACACCTCTCCTGTCCCTAACTCTGTAGTGGTAACAGTTCCGTTTAACTCACCGTCCCCGTTTAATAAGCTATCGTCTGCTTCTAAGGAAACTACTTCTTCTGTTATTACTGAAGCAGGAGGGGGAGCATCTGCGTCCTTAATATCGTCGGCAACGTTTTTAATATCGTTAGCAAGGTTGACAGTCTGTAGAATATCAACCGCACTAGCAACGCCTTCACCTTGACCAAGAACATTCATGATGTAAGGAGGTAATTGACTACCAACGCCAGTACCAGTACCTGATGCTATAGCGCCTCCAGCCTCTAACCCTTCCCCTACGGTGGTCAGAATATCTCCTAAAGTCGAAGCCCACTTTTTAGTTTCATAAGCTATATCAGCACCAGTAGCAGCTGCTTCTGCTGTAGCTACTGCGCCTGAAGAGCTTAAATGTGTACCTAACGCCTGTAAATCTGTTGCTAAACCTCCTGTTATAACACTAATAACAATCTGCTTAAGTACAGCTTCAAAGATCATTTCTAAAGGTGAGTCGGCTTCACGTACAGTGTGGTAAGACCCTAAAGGTACATCATCGTACTGGCCTACGTTTAGTTCATATTGACCACCAGCAGGGCCATCAACGTATATGTCAATACCCGCTGTTTCAGCAGCAGAACGAATAGCAGTCATATAAGAAGAACTAGCTAAGTCACCAGCAGTAACAGTAACGCCTCTTTCAGCTCCTTTAGGGCCTCCTGAGCCTTGGTTTAACGCAGTGTCTATAGTTCCTAGAGTACCTCTTACGCCTTCACCGCTTGGGTTAATAAAGCTAGACACATTATCAAACTCTGACTGTAAATAAGCCCCGAAGTTATCACCTTCGTTAAACTCACCTACTTCAAAAGTTTCAGCTCTAATAACTGAAGCTAAGTTCTCAGCACCCCAGTTTTGACTTAGTTGATCCGCTGTGTACGTGCCGTCTATTAAACCATTGACAGCGGCAGCGCCCCTTACGTTGCCCCACTCTTGTCTAAACTGCTGTACTCGCTCTTTCTGTTCGTCTGTACGCTCACCCTGTACACCAAAGAAAGCCTTAGGGTCTGCTACGTCCCACCAACCTTTAGGTGCATTGCCCACAGATCCTATTGGGTCTACAACTCTTGTACTTTCCGTAGAAGAACCTGTAGTAAGTGTTGCTAACGGTGCAGCTTCAGTAAGGACTTGTTGAGTTCCAGAGTTACCCACAGAGCCTATTGGGTCACTAATTCTTCTGCGCTCCATAGAACCTGTAGTAAG